CGGGCGCGTGTGCTACGGCGCAGCCTATTATAGCGGCAGTTCCACAAGTAGAGACGCGGGCGCCGGAACCTATGCGGGAGCTCGACGCCGACCAGGTCGCAACGTTGCGCGACCGACTAACGGCGGTACGTGAGATTGATCGTAAGTTCGCCGACCTGTGGGAAGGCGGCGGCTGCGGTTACTATTCCGACGGGAAACCGGATACGTCCCGCGCTGATCTGGCGTTCTGCAATATCTTGGCTTTCCATGTCGGGCTCGACGCGGCGCAAATCGATCAGGCGTTCCGGATGTCCGGGCGCATGCGTCCGAAGTGGGACGAGCGCCATTTTAGCGACGGTCGTACGTACGGCGAGGCGACCGTCACGAAGGCGATCGTATGGGCTCAACAGGAACGCGGCCGTTCTGCGGCTAAGTCGGTTTCGGCGCCGAGCGCCAGTACAGCCGGCGAGACTCTCGACGACCTGAACGCCATGCCGATATTCAGCGACAACAACCTGGTTTGGACCGGCTTCGAGATGGCGGGCGATCTGATCTTCGGCTATTCCGCCGGCGAGCGCGTAACCTGGCTGAACACAGCGGAATTGCTCTCGTTTACAAAGTCGCAGGCGGCAATCCTCAAGTACTTGCGCGTGCTGATCCCCACGCCACCGCGAGCCAAGATCAAGCCCAGTTGGGAACCGGCGGCCGGCTTGATGGTCAAGCTTGCAGTCGTAATCAATTCAGGCGACTCTATGCAGACCGAACTGTCTGATTTGATTCCGATGTGTTTCCGTTACGCGCAATCTCCTGTGGCACGATCGAATAGTCAGGTATTTCAATTCCTGAAACACATACGGGACTGGAAGCGCAATCCGTACACCGTGGACGGCATTGATGGTGGCGCGATACCGGCTCCGTTCGTCTTCGTCTTCGACGGGTACGTATACGTGAACGCGCACAAACTGCGCCTATGGGCAAGTCTGCCGCGAGTGACGAACGGTTCGATCCGCAAGACCGACGCGACGAGGGAACTTTCATCGCTCGGGTTCAAATACCTCCGATGCTTCGAGCGCGTCCACGAGGGAGAGCGGATCACGATGGACCTATGGCAAGGGCCGATGAGCGTACTACGGGACTCCCTCAGCGAAGATGATATCCCCGGAGCGGAAGCGAAACAGTGATGTGGGTCAAAAACACCGACGGGACCGACGGGTCCGATAATGGACTCGCGTACAATCCCCTCCACAGGGGAGTTCCGATGGGTGACCCGTCGGACCCGTCACTGGAGGGGAATATAGTCAACGCATTCCTCGCACCCGTCGGACCCGTCGGTACTTTTTACCAAATACTCCCCCGCCAAAGGATTTTTTGACGTCGGCGCCGGCGGGTAAATTGATTGCGCCAATACGTTAGCGACAAACCCTCGAATCCGAGGGGAAACACTTTATGAAAATTCCAAATTTCATCAATCGGCTACTCGGCCGCGATGCCGACGTACATACGCGCTCCACGCTGTGGGATGCCGCGGGTGGCGGCAACCGTCTGGCGAAGTGGAGCGCTACCCCCACCGCGGTAAACGCATGGCTCGATAACCCCGTAGTGGTCCGCGCCCGTTCCGAGGACGAACACCGCAACAACGCGTGGGCGCGAAAGATCGTGGACGCGATCGTCGGGGCGACGGTTGGGGCGGGCGGCATCAACCCGCAGTTCAAAGACCGTACCGTCGCGCAAGCGTGGTCGACCTGGTCCGAATCCCCCGATGCGGCGGGCCGGCTGGATTGGGTTCAAGTGCTCTCCCTGATCCTGCAGACCGTCGTCGTATCTGGCGAATGTTTCGTCAAGTTCGTTATCAACCCCGGCGCGCGCGTACCGTTGGCGCTGCAGATTCTCGGGCCGGAGTTTCTGGACGCCTCCCGCGTGGATCAGGACACCTACGCCGGCATCCGTTACGAGCACGGCGGTGTCCGGCGCGTGGGCTACTGGCTGTTCGAGCGGCATCCGAACCTGGTGATGACGCCGTACCGATCTGTCTTCGTTCCTGCGTCGGAATGCCTGCACGTCTTCAAGCCGATCGTGCCTGGCGCTGAGCGCGGCGTGAGTTGGCTCGCGCCTGTGCTCTTGGCCTTGCGCGAGCTGCAGGAGTACTCCGAGGCCGCGCTAGTTCGACAGAAGATAGCAAGCCTGTATTCCGGATTCGTTCAGACCTCGGACGGATCGAACCCGCTGAACCCCACAAACGCTGTTCCGACGCTGGAACCGGGCAGTATGGTTCGCTTGCAACCCGGCGAGATTGTGGAATTCAGCGAACCGCCCGACGCGGGACCAACCTACGACCCGTTCGTGAGATCGACACTACGTAAGATTGGGTCGGGTGTCAATGTGCCTTACGAGGTACTTGCGAACGATATCTCCTCATGCACGTTCGCAAGCGGCCGAATGAGCCTGCTCGAGTGGCGCCGCCATGTCGAAGCGATTCAGCACGCGTTCTTGGTCCCCCAGGTCTGCGCGCCCGTATTGGAGCGGTGGATGCGCCTGGCCGTACCGCTGGGCGTGGTCTCACAGGCCGCGAGCGCGCGATGGATCGGTCCACAGATCGCGATGCTCGACGAGCGCCACGAAACGCTTGCCACGGTTCAGAAGATACGCGCCGGTCTGACAAGTCGGGCTGAAGCCGTCTCGGTAACGGGCTGGAGCGTGGAAGAGATCGACGCGGAAATCGCGGCGGACAATGCCCGGGCGGATCAGTTGGGACTGGTGCTCGACAGCGACCCGCGGCGAACGACGCTGCAAGGGCAGGAGCAAGCTTCATTACCGCCTGCAGGCGGACAAGTACAGGAGAGTGTATGAACGAAACAATTCACGTAAGAACAGCCATGCTCGAGCCGAGCACGTTCAACGCCGACAAGCGTACCGTGCAGGTAGTCTTCTCGACGGGTGCGGACGTAACGCGATCCGACCTCGAGGGGCAGTACATCGAGCGGCTATCTTTGGAGCCGGCGGCCGTCGACCTATCGCAACTGATCGGCGGTCCCGTGCTCGATAATCACGACCGCTTCAGTAGCGTTCGCGCCGTTCTCGGCGTAGTGACCGACGCGGCTGTGGACGGAACTCGCGGAGTCGCTACGGTTCAGTTTTCCGAACGTCCCGAGGTGCAGGGTATCGCGCGCGACGTCGAGCAAGGCATCCTCCGCTCAGTAAGCGCGGGTTACACGGTACAAGCGTGGCGGACGGAAAAGCGGGCCGACGGCGCCCGTATCAAGACGGCGACCCGATGGACGCCGAAGGAAGTCAGTTTTACAGCGCTCGCAGCGGACGCTGGGGCGCGAACACGAGGACAAAACATGAACGAAGAATTACAAACGCAAGTAAGGAACATGGCTTCCGTCATGGGTCTGCCGGCCGAATTCGCCGACGGACTGATCGAGCGGAACGCCAGTATCGAAGACGCCCGCGCCGCGGCTGTGGCGGCGTTGGCAACACGAACGCCGGCAATCGACAACCGTCAGCCGGCGATGGTGACGCGCGAGCAGGCGCCGAACGATCTGACGCGGGCGGCCGGCGAGGCGCTGTACTCCCGCATTGACCCGACGTTCAAGCCGGACGAGCAGTCGCGCCCGTTCTTGGGCCGGCGGCTGGCGGACATCGCGCGCGACCTGCTGCGGCAGCGCGGGCTGAGCACGTTCGGCAGCGACGCCGAAGTCATCACCCGTTCGCTTAATACCACAAGCGACCTGGCAAATGTGGTCGGCGTATTCGCTAACAAGATCGCCGCACAGTACTACCAGGTCGCGCCGTCCGGACTGAAAGTCGTCTGCAAGCGCGGAGCACCGCACGCCGACTTCAAGGGTCGAAACATCGTCCGTCGCGGCGAGTTGCCGACGCTCGAGCGGGTCAACCAGGACGGCGAGTACAAGCGGGGCTCGATCCTCGACGACCGCCAGTCGTACGCCATCGGAACTTACGGCAAAGTGTTCGGCATGAGCCGGCAGTTGATTATCAACGACGACCTCGGACTGCTGGCCGACATCGCGAGCGGCTGGGGCATCGCGGCAATGGAGTTTGAAAATCAGACGCTCGTTACTCTGTTGACGTCGAACAGCGGCGCCGGGCCGACCCTCTCGGACAGTAAAGCGCTGTTCCACTCCGGACACGCTAACCTCGCGGGAACTGGAACGGTAATCAGCGACACGTCTTTCAGCGCGGGTCGCTTGGCTCTCCGCGGTATGAAGGGCTTGAACGGAACGATTCCGATCAACGCCACCGCGAAGTACCTTGTGGTTCCCGCGGCTCTGGAAACCGCGGCCGAAAAGTACTTGGCTCCGTTCTACCCCAACACGCCGGCCAGCGTTAACCCCTTCACCGGCGCCTTGACGCTGGTTGTGGACCCTCGCCTCGACGCCGTGAGCGTTACGCGCTGGTACTTGTTCGCCGATCCCGCGGTGCTGCCCGTAATCGAGTATGCGTACCTGAGCGGCTTCGAGGGCGTGCAGGTTGAATCGCGCGTCGGCTTCGACGTGGACGGCGTGGAGATTCGCGCGCGCCTCGACTTCGGCGCGGGCGGCGTCGACTTCCGCGGAGCCTACTCCAACCCGGGAGCTTAGGCATGACGACACCTCCTGGCCGCCTGCCGGCGGAAATTGTTCTCGCAACACTGCTAACGCAGCGCGACGCGATTCTCGCTGAGATGGGACAGCCCGACGTTCAGTTTGGTACCCAGTCAGTAAAGCGGCGCCCGCAAGCGGAACTGGACGAGGCACTGAAACGGATTGACCGGGAGATTGCACAAATGCAATCTCCCCAGTCCAGACAATTCACAATTCAAACCTCAAGAGGGATTTAATGAAAAACTACATTCAATCAGGCGAAATTATCACGGTTACGGCGCCGGCGGACTGCAAGTCCGGCGATCCCGTCGCGGTGGGCAGCATCTTCGGCGTGGCGTGCTTCGATGCCACAAACGGCACGGACGTTGAGGTGAACACCGACGGCGTATTCGATCTGCCGAAAGTGTCAACCGACGTTATCGCCCAAGGCGATCGGCTCTACTTCGACGCGACCGCAGGGAAGCTTACCAAGACAGCCGGCACGGGCTCAAAGCTGCTCGTGGGCTACGCGGTAATCGCTGCTGGTAGCGGCGTTACTACGGTTCGCTGCAACACCGAGTGGACTGGCCAGACCGGACCCGCGTAACACTTTCTCAAGTTCGCCGCGGTTCTTCTCCTTTCTGCCCGCGGCGGGGGCCGGGGCATCTCCTCCCTTGGCGAGTCGTCTCCCGCGTGCAACTTACACGTCTACGACGACACTCAAGGGCGTCAGTCTGGTAAACTGGCGCCCTATTTTTCGACCAAACGAATAAAGAGAAAAACGACGATGGCCCGGTTATCTAAAGCCGATCAACAAGCCAAAGTAAGCGCAACCGAAGCAGAGCGGCGCCGCAAGGTGGCGATGGCTGCTATTCGCGAGCTCGAGCTCGAGGCGAAGCGCGGCGCGCTGTTGCCGGCGGCCGACGTACGAAAGGTATGGGCTGAACGGCTCGGAGCGCTGAAGGATCGCGTGTTAATGCTGCCCGACCGCCTGGGAGCGCGCCTGGCGAATCGTCCCGAGGTCGACGTCCGCGAAATCCTGAGAGACGAGCTCGAGCAATGCTTACGAGGTATACATGCCGATGCGCAAACAGCCGCGTAGGACGCTCGAGGTCTGGCGTGAGGCGTCGGAAGCCATACTTCCCCCTCCGCGCCTTACGGTGAGCCAGTGGGCCGACGCAAACCGCGTTCTAGATAACTCGTCACCCGAACCTGGACCATGGCGGACTGACCGCACGCCGTTTTTGCGGGAGATTATGGACTCGCTCTCGCCGTCCTCGCCGTGCGAGCGCGTGGTGTTCGTCAAGAGCGCGCAATGCGGCGGTACGGAAGTGCTCCTCAACACCTGTGGGTATCTTATGCACCATGCGCCCGCGCCGACGCTGATGGTGCAGCCGTCCGTTGAAATGGCAAAGCGGTTTTCGAAACAGCGGTTAGATGCGCTTATCGAGAATACGCCGGCGTTGCGCGGCCGTGTGAAAGACCCGCGTTCCCGCGACAGCGGAAACACGATACTACTGAAAGAGTTTGCCGGCGGAGTCCTGATCCTGACGGGCGCGAATTCCGCGGTGGGACTTCGGAGCCTGCCGGCGAAGTACGTCCTGTGCGATGAGCTCGACGGTTGGCAGGCCGACGCCGATAACGAGGGCGATCCGTTCACGCTCGCGTGCAAGCGTACCGTGGCTTTCGGATCGCAGCGTAAGATTCTCGCCGTCAGCACGCCGACGCTGGAAGGGTTGAGCCGGATCGAGGCGCTGTACAAGCTGAGCGATCAGCGGAGGTACTTCGTGCCGTGTCCTCACTGCAAGCACTACCAGACGCTCACCTGGCGAAACATCGTATGGGATACCGACCGTCCGGAAACAGCGCGGTACCGCTGCGAGGCTTGCGAGGGACTGATCGAGAACTGGCAAAAGACCGACATGCTATCCCTCGGCGAATGGCGCCCGACTGCGGCCGGCGATGGAAAGACCCGCGGCTACCACATCAGCGCGTTGTATTCCCCCGTTGGCTGGCCGTCGTGGGGCGAACTGGCGGCCGAGTTCCTGGAAGCTAAGAAGACGCCCGAAACGCTCCAGGTGTTCGTGAACACCGTATGGGGCGAAACGTGGAAGGACGAGGCGGCCGTACCCTTGGACGCCGACGTCTTGTACTCGCGTCGCGAGCCGTTCGGCGCCGAGGTTCCTATGGGAGCGTGCCTGCTAACTGCTGGCGCGGACGTACAAGGCGATCGCATCGAAGTCGAGGTGGTTGCCTGGGGGGACGGCGAGGAATCGTGGTCCGTTGGCTATCACGTGCTCTACGGCGATACCGGACAGCCGGAAGTGTGGTCTGACCTCGATCGTCTGTTACTGCGCCAGTGGCGCCACGAGAGCGGGCTTGACCTCCCCATCTCCGCGGCCTGCGTGGACGCGGGGTTCGAGATGGCGCAAGTTCTCGAGTTCTGCCGACCGCGCCTAAGCCGCAAGGTATACGCGATCAAGGGCTCGGCCGGCTTTGGTAAACCCGTCTGGCCGCGCCGCGCGTCGAAGGGCGTTCACAAAGGCGAGTTCTTTGTGATCGGCAGCGACACCGCGAAAGAGCGCGTGTATTCCAAGTTGCGCGTGAGTGTTCCGGGAGTGGGATACTGCCACTTCCCATTGGCCCGCGCGCGCGATTGGTTTGACATGGTCACCGCGGAGCGGATCAGGACGCGGACAGCTAACGGCCGCGCGGAACGCTACTTCCACAAGCCGGACGGCGTACGTAACGAGGGGCTGGACTGCCGCGCGTATGCCACGGCCGCCTTGCACGCGTTGTACATGAGCGGTTTTAGGCTGAGCGATCAGGCGGTACGTATGAAAGCTTTGGTGTCTGGCGAACCGAAGCAGGCGCCGGCGTATCAGGTTTACCGCAGTCAGTTCGTGGGGAGATAGTCCTTGCTTCTCGGTGTTTCAGACCTGGTGATCACGATTATCAATTTGTTTCGTACTCAGCGCTGAGTATAATGGAGCATGGCATCAAAACGAAAGAACCCCGCGGCTGTGGCGCTGGGGCGGCGGGGGGCAAAGGTCCGAATGACTAAGCTATCGCCGGAACAGCGTTCCGAAATAGCGCGTCGGGCGGTTCAGGCGCGATGGGCGAAGCGAAAGAAACAGGAGTAGACCATGCTAAATCTATATCGGCGTCACCTAAAGACCTGCCCGCACCGGGGTAAGGGCATCGAGTACATCAAGTGCAAGTGCCCCATCTGGTGCGACGGGGAGCTGAACGGGCGACGATACCGCAAGTCGCTGGGCACACGCGATTGGTCCCGTGCAGGACGGCGCGTGGCGAAACTCGAGGAACCGGGTGCGCGCGAGCCGAAACCCATCGTGGAAGCGATCAAAGCCTTCCACGACTCGGCGCCCACGCTCGCTGTAGCGACGAAGAAGAAGTACAGGCGCGTTCTGGGCTACCTGGAGCATGTCACTACGTCGCACGGCATCCGCAATGTAGACGAGGTCCGGGTCGAAGACCTCGACGCATACCGCAAGTATCGCGGCGAGATTTCCGGGCTTACGTGGCTCAAAGAGATCGAGATCATGCGGCAGTTCTTCCAGTTCTGCGCTGTCCGCAAGTGGACCGACGAGAACCCGGCAACCGCTGTCGAGAAGCCGAAGAACATCAAGCCCACCGAAGTAGTTCCATACACGCGCGAGGAAGTGGTGAAGATCCTGGCCGCGTGCGACGCAATCGGGCGCACCTCATACGAACGCCTGAGGGCGCGGGCCACCATTCTGCTGCTGCGGTACACAGCGCTGCGCATCGCTGACGTCGCGCTGCTCGCCAAGGATCGCGTTCGGTACGGCGAGATTGACATTCGTACGATGAAGACCGGACAGCCGGTTTGGCTACCTGTCCATCCAGAGCTTCAGTCTGCGCTGAACGCACTGCCCGCGCCGCGCGGCTGCGCCGACAGCAAATACTTCTTCTGGTCCGGCAACGGCGCGCCGGAATCCATGGTGCGCGCCGCTGAGAGAATGCTGTCTGCGGTGTTCGCCAAGGCCGAAGTGCGCGACGCTCATGCGCACCGATTCCGGCATACCCTCGCCACCGAACTGCTGGAGAAGGGCCACAGCTACGAGGATGTCGCGGATGTGCTCGGCAACAGCGCGGCGATCGTGAAGAAGCATTACGCCAAGTGGTCGAAGGGCAGGCAGGAACGGCTTACCAGGATGATGGATTCGGTTTTTCCAGTGCAGGATCGGTACACGCCCGAAAAGCAGC